TTCCTGAACGAACGCAGAACTCTCACGAACCTCGGCAGGATGCAGGACTCGATTTATATCCTGCTGGATCAGCTCGCCAACCAGTCGGTGCTGGACGACTTCAGCATCAAGGTCACGCCGAATGCGAGCGACCATAATGCAGTCGACATTAGCTGCATGATTCAGCCGGTGGGCCACATCGAGAGAGTGTTCACCTGGCTTGGCGTCGGATACTACAGCGACAAGGTGGCGGCTTAGGATTAGAGGAGGTGAAAGAGAATGCCATCAAGAGGACAGCATCCCTATTCTGAATATATGGTCACCCCGGGAAAGGCGCTTTATGCCCTTTCCACCTTGGATATCTTGATAGACGTAGCCGGGATGTACTTCAAGGCCCGCAGCATCAAGCACAGCAAGGCGTTCAACAACGAGGACATGTACGGAAGCGGCACGAGGGATCCTTATGCAAGACTCTCTCATGAGCACAAATACTCCGGAACCCTGACATTTGCATCGTTCCTGGTGGACGGGACGCCGGCGCTGACCACGCACGAGTCCCTGGCCCTGACAAATGCCCTGACGGACCAGGACGATGAGGGCGGGGCGGTGTACTTCGATATTATCATCAGAGAGGTGCCCGGAAAACATTTTGATGCGGCAAACTTCGGTAACGAGGGCGCGGTTGCAAGCCTTGGTTTTATAGAGGCTCTCATCGACTGTAAGCTCGACAAATTTGACCGAGATTGTGCCGACAAAGGAGCAGTCGTCACCTCGCTAGACTTTGGCTTTAGCCGAAAGATCCCCAAGTGAGGAATTTCCATTATTTCCTTTTTTAATAATAATCTATATTAATATTATATAGATAAAATTAGGACGCCGCCCATGGCCGAAGGCTCACCAGAGTCTCATACGGGTGAAAAACCCGGTGGGCGGTGCTCCTAATTCTGATTGAAAAGGAGCTAAATTATGGGAAATTACATTACACGGAAGAAGACCCTCCGGGGCATCGGATATGAGATTGAAGTCCCCCTCCCCCAATATGGCGAGGGCGTCGTGGTGCGGATTCACGCTCTCTCCGATATGATGCTGGCCAGGATCGAGGAAAGGGTAGGGTACACCCTGGAAGAAGCCATGGTAGCCCTCTATGCTCAAGACCTGACCGATGAAGAGATCAAGACGCTCCAGGCGGCACAGCCCTCCCAGGAGCTAACCAAGAAAGTACTAAGTCTATTCTCGGGGGAAGAGATCGAAGCTCTCCGGTCTGCTCAACCACGTGAGGAGCTGCTAAAGAAAGCATCGAGTTTGCTGTCTGCGGCAGAGATAGAAGCCCTCCTGGCTCCCCAGCCCTCCCAGGAGTTGATATTGAAGGCATCAGGAGCAATGTCGCCCAAGCTCACGCTCTTCCTGGGAGAACTCGCCAAGGCTGGAATAATACCGGATCCTGATTGTGCATGCCATGGCAAAGGCTGCGATGAATGCAATACATCTCTTCTGGTCGAGGAGCTGCGTGGATTTTCTGTGCTGCAGATCGGCATGGCTATCATAGGAGCATCCACAAGCTCCTGGAAGGACGTCGAAAGTTTTTTCTCAGCCAGGAAGGCGCAATCTGGTCCCGCATAGCCTGCACAGCCCAGGGCCTGGGGCCGTTTGACCAGCTCACCACGGCCCAGATCATGTTCCTGAGCATGGCCGGTATGGAGGACGCCATGATAAAAGCTGGCAACGGCACCGTGAAGCGAAGCAACGGCGGGAGTGGAGATATGGATGCCGATATCGAGTATTCCAAAAATTACGGAAACTTAAAGCGTGCCATGAAGCCAGGCGGCGAAATCCGCCGAGAGATGGAAGAGATCAAGAAGAAGCAGGCTCCCTTCCGGGCGGCTCTGGAAGCTGAGATCAAGGCAGTAGTCGAACAGGAAATGAAGTTCTCGTGAGGCATTAATGTCGGAGAGACAGGTCACTATCAGGCTCGGTGTCGAAGACAACATCGGAGATCGCCTCCTGGAGATCCGCAAACAGAGAGATGCCCTGCTCGGTAAAAGCAAAATCAATCTCAGCGTGAGTGCATCGGGCCTCGATAATGCCCAGCGAGCCATGGCGGACGCCAGGAGAAATGCCGGCGCAGCCACGCGCGACCTCTCCACACTCGGCAACTCTATCACATCCAAGGCCATAACGCCCCTGGCGGAATATCAAAAGCTGCTGGGCAGCGCCCTGCAAGTCAGCAAGACGTTCGGTGCTGCAGCAGTAACCGGCCTGCGAGGAGCATCTGCGGAGTTCCAGAAGCAAAAGACTCTGGCCCAATTTTGGGGAACATCCGGCTATCTGGGTCAGGGCATGAATTCCTTCAAGGGCTCAATCTCAAGCTTCTTGACGGGTGGAGGCGCAGGCTTCACCGGCTGGCTGAAGAGCAGCTCCTCGGCCATCGCAGAGTACCGATTGGCCCTTGTCGGGGCCTCGGCGGTGCTGGTGGGTTTTGCGGCTGTGGCGGCCATGAAGTCCAAGACCACGGCGAACCTGATCAACTCCACCCTGGACACCCGCCTCATGACCAGGAAGCTCACCGACCAGGCCGGCGCAAAAGCCTGGATCGAGGGAGCTCAGAAGGACGATTGGTCTGGCGGCAGGGCCGAACGGCTGGGTGTCTTCCAGACTATCCTCTCCAAGAATCCCCGGATCAACCAGGCCACGGCCCAACAGAGGACCGAGGAGATCGAAAAATACTTCTTTGCCAACCAGGAGATGCTCAAAAACAAGGGAATCGCATCTGCTGAAGCACTGGCCTCCAAGATCTCCGCTCCTCAGCTCGTGGGCGACGATGCCACGATGTTCGAGGACATTTTCGGACTCGGATTCTCCAAACTCATGCCGGAGGCCCGGCTGGCCAGGCTCTCCGAAGAAGCACCCGACCAGGATCAACTCGGCAAAGCCGTGGCGGCCCGGCCCGACGTCGTCATGGAGAAGCGGCTGAATGCCATGACGGCCTCGATCGGAGACTCCGTGCTGCCAGTGCTCAATGACGTGCTCGGGGCTTTTCTGCAGATCTCGGACGCCATAGGTTCCATCCCTGGCCTCGGGCCCATGATAGGCTGGGGTGCAGTGCTGACCGGAGCTGCCACGGGCGGCCTGGTGGTCGTGGGCATGCTGGGCAGCCTGATCCCGGGCCTGGAGGCCATGTACGCCCTCACAAAGGCCGACACGGCTGCCAAGATCGCCAATACCGTGGCCACAACAGGAGTGACTGCAGCACAATGGCTACTCAATGCAGCCATGACGGCGAACCCGCTCAGCATTGCTATTATGGCGATCGTGGGCCTCATAGCCATACTCTATGTGCTGGAAAAGAAGTTCGGGGTGGTATCCAAAGCCTGGGCCGTGTTTTCCAATAGCAGCGTGGGCAAGGGTATTTTTGCCCAGCTGGAGAACGCCAAGAAGCTAGTTTCCGATATAGGGAGCCAGTTCATGAAAGGCAACTCCGGCGGAGCCATCAAGATGGTTCTGGAGGCGGTGGCCATGGCATCGCCGATTGGGATGCTGGTCAAGCTCACGCTCTTCATGGTGGACTTCATGAGGAAGATCTGGTTGAATAGCGCATGGCTAAATAAGGCATTCGCAACCGGCCTGACGTATTGGCAGAAAATAATTGACTTCTTCACCTGGCTGCTGAATCTCATCACGGGCATGGAAAGCTGGCTACGAAATGGATTAGGCGTTACGAAAGCTGAGGCGAAAGCCAAGATGGAAGCCCAGGCATCCGGCCAAGATGTGACATGGAGCCAAGACGGCAAGTCTGGTGCGGGATGGTACAAGGGAGGCGTCCGACAGGACACAGGCCCGGATGATTCGAAATTTTCCTATCTGTACAGTCTGAAGGATAAGTGGGATAAGGCACCCAAAGGATTCTTTGAGGGCATTCCGGGCATAAACGAGCTTACGAACGCGATCAAGGCCCTAACCGAAGTTATGAAAGATCCGGCCAAGGTCGCGAAAGATGCTGCAAATTCTGCTGGAGACGCGTATGTCGCAAATGCTGCGGAGAAATACGAGAAAACCAGGCAAACGAGCGGCGAATACATAGCGACTCAGACCACGTGGCGGCCCTGGTGGATGCCAGGCGGCGGACTTTATGATTTGCCCAAAATGGCACGCGGTGGGCCGATTAAAGCATCGGGCTCCCTAATAGGGCACGGTGGCGAGGAAATGAATCCCGCGAGGGTCGTGCAGGGGGGCAAGACCACGCTTGAGCGAATTAATGATCTTATCTCAGGCGGCTCGATGGCAGGAGGAGCTGCACCCATATCGGTTGGCAGTGTAAGCGTTGATGTCCATATTGACCGAATCGAGAAGGGTAGCGATGTCGATGGTCTCCTCGCAAAAATAAGCGACCAGGCAGCCGATAAGCTCCTGTTTGCACTGCGTAATAAGCTCGATAATCTCAGCCAGAGAGGGATAGCATATCAGCGGGCTTGAGTGACCTCCCTCAACAGGTCTTCTGTCTGCTTTTCTATATCTTTTAGGAGATGATGATCATCGCACTCAGAGATC